CCAGTTTCGTGATCGTACGATACACCGTCAGCCGCAAACCAGATCGGATTGCGGAACACGCCACTGTCTACGCCAGCCGTGCGCGACAGGGTGCCAATTGACCAGTGCCGCTCGGCGTAGTTGAAGACGACGTAGCGGTCATTCTCATTGGACGCGCCCGACGGGTAGAACCACCAGATCTCGTTGAACTGCTGATTGCTGACGCCGTAGATCTTGGACGATTGAGCGCCGCTAAGGTCGCCGAAGATGTAGTCCGACACCTCGCACGGGATGTCTTGGACCGCGCCGCCGGAGTAGATGTGGAAGCCACGCTTGCCCATCCAGAAGATGCCCTCGTCCACAGAGACGGCGGCCTTGCGGGCGATGACGCCGCACGCGGAGCCGACACGCTCGAAGCCGTACACAAACGGCGGCCCCTGATAGGTGGCTGAGTGGGCGTCTTGGTCGGTCAGGATCAGGGTCTGGCCGCGCGTCTTGATGCCCAGCATGATCTGGCCGCTGGTCTGCAACTCAATGTCGCCCGCCTCGTTGGTGGTCTCGGCAGTCCAGACTGTGTTGTCCTCCCGGTCGCACCACTGCACCTTGCGGGGGTTACCGCCAGCGCCGAGGGCGAAGAGAAAACGCTCGCCAGTGACGACGAGCGACAGGTTGTTCGTCGGGGCGTTGCTGATTGCCGCCGCGTTGTTGGCCGGGTTCAAATCCCACTCAAGCAGGCGGCCGTCGGCGATGGAACACGCGACGAGGTTCTGGCCCCAGTTGTCGAGCGCCCACGTCGTAGCTTCGCCGTAGTTGCCCTTGTCCGCGCGCTCGACGCCGTAGGCCTCAAGGCCGTAGAAGCCGCCGCCGTAGCCAGTGTTGACCTCGGCATCTTCCGTGCCGTTGGTCAGATCGGCCGGGGTGATGTCAACCACCGTGCCAGACGCGAGGACAGACTTTAGGGCGTTGTGGAAGCCAGCCGCGTACCGACGGTCGCTGCTAAGATCCTGCCACGCCAAGGCTGCCCTTGGGGCTGACGCGCCGACGGTGTCCCGCTCGCGCCAGCCACCCACAGGCCGCATGGTGCCGTCGATCCAGCGCACAAGATTGGCGTCATACCAGCGATTGCTGGCCTGATACTCGGTGCCGTTGCGGTAGACGCCCGGCGGGATCTGGAGCGGAATTAGCGGCATAGGGTTCTCCTGTGCGCCGGATCATACATCACCCAATGAGTTTAGCCAATGTCTTAGGGCCAGCCACACCGTCAGCCGTCAGTCCGTTGGCCGCCTGCCACTTTTTGAGGGCAGCCTCCGTGCCGGGGCCGAAGTCGCCGTCAGCCGTCAGACCGAGGGCGGCCTGCAACTTCTTGACGCCGTCACCTTCCGAGCCACGGCGCATAGAGCCAGCGGTGGGCGCAGGAGCGGCGGCAGCGGTTGGTGCCGAGATCTGGCCGCCCAGCGCAGCCATAGCTTTAGCGTAGCGCGCCTGACGGTCTGCGAGGCCAATGTCGCCGCCGTTGATGATCTTCGTGAGGCGGGTCACGTCGCCAGTGTCTGCCACGTCGTTCAAGTTGCGGCTGCCCCAAAACCACAGCGCGCTCTCAAGTGCGCCCTTTTTGGTCATCAGATACTCGGCGGCCTGCTCGGCAGTCATGCCGACTGTCTTGCCGAATGCTTCATGGTTCGCACGCCCAGTAACTTGCTTGAGACCTTTGCCTCTCATGGCCCACCCGTCATTTTCCTTGTGGTTGCCTAAAGCACCCGACTTGGAGCGGTTTTTGTCCATGTAGACGTAGTTGGCGATCTTTTGCGGATTGCCAGCATACTCGGCTGCGTTCTCTTTGCCGGGGCCAAAGTAGCGCGGGAACACCTTCAGGAGCGTGGCCTCCTTGTAGTTCAGGTTCTCTTCGAGCACGCGGAAGTCCATGCTCTCATGAGCGCACTGGCTCACAAAGCTGGCAATGCGTTTGTCGGTGGTGATGCCGTACTTGGGCAGCATCTCATTGAGGGCCGCGCACCATTCGCCGACTTCTTTATTGGTCGGGATCATAACGGCCAGTTGGGCTTCAGTAATCAGGCTCATTTATTGGCTCCTATTCGCACCAAGATTGCTTGGCGTCACCTTTGTAGTGCCGGGCCAACCCGGCTGAGACGAGACTTTCCGCGAGGCTCTGGTGGTCTAGGTAGACCTCGCCAAGCACACGGCCACCGTACTTATCCCACTTGAGAATTTTGACATCGACCTCAAGAGCGTTGGCCACAGCGTTCTTGGTGAACGCGCTGGCCTTCTTCGCCAAGGCAGCCTCGGCGTCACACTGGGCGCGAGGTGCTTTCTCGGGCGTGTCGATGCCCATCACGCGGATCGACAGCTTGGGCGGCAGGGGCTCGGGCAGGAAGTCCACCGCGATCTCGACAGTGTCGCCGTCGATAACACGGGTGATTTCATATGGTGTGGCCAGCGCGGGGCTGGCCGACAGCAGGAGGATGCCAAGCCACTTCACTTCTTGGTCTTCTTCTTCACGACTTCGCCGATCAGGTCGCCGACGTTGCCCGTGGTGGCGATTTTGATCGCGCCCTCGACCGGGTCAGGCAGGTTTACCTTGTCCAGCACGGCGTCCACGACAGCCTCTTTGGCCTTGCGACCGATCATCATTCCAACCAGTTTGCCGATCATTCGGTGTACTCCTGTGTCGGCGGCTCATCGTTGCCGCCCTTGTTGCGGTTGTTGCCTGCAGCCATGACGCCACCTAGCGCCCCCACGATAAACGACGCAATCGGGGTCAGCAGTTCAAAGAATTTTCGGTCGTTCTCGGAGCTTTCGCCGAGGGGCTGGGTCACGAAGACCAGCGAATAGAGGATGGTGAAGATGGTGCCAGCCAAGATCACCACCAAGGCGCAGCCGATGAAATACCGCAGCTTGGCTTCCATCATTTCTGGGTCGTTCTTGCTCATTCCGAAGCTCCTGTCAGGTCAGTGGCGCACATGCCAGTGCGCGTGCAGATCGGCGGGGTGCATTCAAGCGCACCCCAGTTCTGTGGATCTTGGCACGGGTAGCGGTAAAAGCCATCCCCGCTGACCCAGAAGATCGCGGCGACGGCGGCCAGAAACGCCACCCAGATTAAGGCTTCCATCTTCATCATTGCATCGGGTTCCTTATCAGGTCGTCCATCGCTTTCCAGAGGTCTTCGATCTCGGCGTCGTACTTCTCCAGCTTGCCAGCGAGGCCGCTGGCTATGCTGTCAGACTTCTCGACCATCGACCGCAGATCCATCAACTCTTTCTGCTGCTCCAAGATGCTCGCCATCTGAGTGCTGATGGCAGACAGCTTGGGTGCCAGCCCGCGCACGTCGTTGTCTTGGATTGCCTGCTCCAGAGTTTGCACCCGGCTCTCGACACCCAAGACCCCATCCACGCTTTCCTCGACGGCCCAGAAGCGGTTGACTGTATCGTACCCGACATAGATCGTGCCGCTCAGGCCTGACAAGACTGGAAGGGCGGCGGCAAGCCACCAGCCCTTCACGTCAAAGCCAGCGATCCGCAGGCCGTTGGTTTCAGCCTCTTCGCTCACGAACCGTAGCCTGCGGCGTAGACGTCTTCTAGCGAGACCATGTTGTTCTGCAACATGCCTTGGAAGCCGAGGCCGAAGGCGTTGGCCGCAGAGACGTTGATGATGTCAACCGTGGCAGAGTAGGCAACCGTGGCTCCGTACAGGCTGGTGCCGCTGTTGGCGGCGTAGCTGTCCACCGTGCTGGTCATGCTGGCGTTGCGAGATGCTGCCAAGAAGGCACCAGCCTCGCGGGCGTAGGACTGCACAGCGCCCAGAGCCGAGTTGTAGTTGCTGACGTCGGCTGCGGTGACCGTCATGTCGTTGTTCGTCAGGACGGCCTGCACGGCCAGTTGCTCGGTGACGGTGTCGGCGTTGGCTGCCATGTTGGCGACGGCCTGCACTTCCATCAGAACCGCAGTCGCGGCAACGAGGTTATCGACAGCCGTATCCAGATTTGCCATCGCTGCTCCGTGTTGATCCTGAAACAGCATCTCGGCGCTGTAGTAGGTCGCGTCTATCACGCCCTGAATGTCGGAGTTATAGTCCAGACGCATCTCCTCCGTGATGCTGGCGGTCTGCATGATGCCGGGGTTCAGGATGTCTCCCTGCCCGGCGCTATACACCGCGCCTGCTGTCAGCCCCTGAGCGGCCGAAAGTTTGTTAAGGATTGTCTGGGCCGACCCCTGCAGGCTCGTCATCGACGGCTCGGCTTGAGCGGCGGAAACGCTCAGACAGAGTAGGGCCAGTGCTTTGTTCAGGTAGGACATCGGGTAACTCCTCGTTCATAAGCAAGAAGGCGTCCCAGAAAGCCCGGTCGCTGCCGTATCCTACCACATAAACATAGGGGTCGTCACGCATTGCGATATACCCCTCCCGACCAACAAGCAGCTTGCCTGTCTCAATGGAGTAGATCGGGCAGGGAGTGCTTGCCAGCGCCATCGCCTTGAAAATTGCAGGGCTGTCGCACATGACAGAAATGCCGGAGACCTGCAGGCCGAGGCCGCCCGTCTCTTGCGGTGTGCCGAGCAGTCTGGCGTCCTTGCGTCTGTTGCACTCTGGATCCTGAACCATGCTGCCCTTGGCTCGGCCGAAGATGCTGATCTGGTACGCGCTCTGCTCTGGTATCAGGCAACTATCGTTGCCGCCGCCTCCCATGACCGTGGGGGCGGCTGCGGTCGGAACCGGGGTCGAGAACGGTGCAGACCCAGACCCGTTGTAATTCTTCGTCTCGCTGGTGGAGACGTTGCCGCTGTCGATGGTTGAGTTGGTGTTGCCGCTGTTGGTGTTCAGGTCACCGCTGACCTGCGCGCTGGCCGTGGCTGTCAGTAGACAGAGCAGAGCGCACCCATAACGTCCCGCGTATCGCCGGAGCATAGCAGTTCGTTGGCTGCATCTCCGTGCGCCATGTAGTAAAGCGTCTCTGCGTTCTGCCGAATTTCGCACTGCGCGTCACCTTTCGGGCAGGCCGTCGTGTAGGCCACCGACGACACCGTAACAGGGCCGCAGCCAGCGACCAAGAGGACGAGTGCCAGTCTCATTTCGCCATCCCCTGCAGTAATCGGTCGATCTTGGCGTCGAGGTTGTCGATCCGCTGAATGACCCGGTTGATGTCTGCGTGAGCGTCAGCCCGCGTGACGTAATCGCGGGCCATCTCTTCTCTGGTCCTGTTGAGCAGGATCTGAAGCCGCTGAACCTCGTCGGCGTGGCCCTTCAGGATCCACCCAATCAGAGCCATGACAGCAGAAAGTGCGGCGCTCCACAACATCTCGGGCGTCATAATCTACCTAAGCTCTGCAGTGGTGGCAATGCCGCCAGTGGCCCGGTAGTAGTGGCCGTTGGGGATGACACATTGGAAGATGGACGGGACGTTTGTGCCAGTCGTACCAATCGTCACCCAAGATGACCCGTTTGTAGAAACCTCAAACGAAACCGCCGTGTTGTTGGCACCGATGGCGACTTGAATGGGCTTGCCAGTGGTGTTCTGGTAAGACACGCCAGAAGACCTGCTGACGGCCTGCCACGACTGACCGTAGCCCAAAGCATTGGCGGTCATGTGCTGTTCTGTACGCAGCGGCGTCATCATTTTCGTGTTGTCAGACCCGGCCTCTGCCTCTGCCTGAGAGGCGATGGCTGGGGCGGCATATTGAGCGTCAATGGCTTGGGCGACGCGCAATGGCGTCATCAGCGTGGCATTGTCCGTCCCGGCTTCTGCCACAGCCTGCGACGCCATCCCGGTAATGCCGTCGAGGACGTTCAGTTCCGCCGCCGTTGCCGTCACTCCGTCAAGAATGTTCAACTCAGCAGTGGTCGCCGTCACGCCGTCTAGGATATTCAGTTCAGCCGTCGTGGAGGTGACGCCGTCAAGGATGTTTAACTCTGCGGCCGTTGAAGTGACGGCAGTGCCGCCCACCTTCCACAGCCCGGCAGACAGGTTTGGCTTGATGGCCGTCGTGCCGTCGAGCAGGTCGTCGATCTTGTCCATGTCCTCGTTGACCTTGGTGCCCCAAGTGTCCGAAGACGCGCCGACCTCTGGCTTCACAAGGCCGTATGTGGTGGTTGTCGTGTCAGCCATTTCTCACCTCACGCTGCCCGCGTCCACGTCGCGCCAGACGACGATGCGGGTGTCCAAATCTCGCTCTGCACCGATTGCGGGGTCCAGCCTGCGCTGTCTGCCGACACTGGCGTCCAATTGTCGCCCGTGACTGACTGCGCTGTCCAAACCTCGGCCTGCGGCGTGTCGCCTTCCCACTTGCGGACGGCTCTCGCGGTGAAGATAGCATGAACAGCCGTGGCTGCGCTACCCAGCAAAATGCGCTGCCCAGAGGCCACAAATGTGGACTGGACGGACACACTCGCGCTGTCCTGATAAACAGCCTCGGCTCTGGACGTTGTCGCGCTGGTCGCGGATGCCGTGGCACTCGGCTGCTGGATGCGTTCAGAGGCCGCAGATGCCGCAGATGCTGCGGATGGCGCTGCACTTGGTTGCTGAATGCGCTGCGCGTCAGATGCGGCAGATGACGAAGCAGAGACTGCCGCCTCTGCGAACTTGATTATCCCGGCGCTGGCACTGGCGGCAGACGTGGCAGACAGGGCCGCGCTAACCAGCTTGGCGTCGCCCTCGGCGTAGCCCTCGACCCAGTATTCGGGCTGGACGTAATACGGAAACGACATGCCGCCCTCACCCGTGGTTAAGTTTTTCCCAGTTTATCAGGTTTGAGGGGCGGCGTCACGCACCCAGCGGATAAGGGTAACGGTCACGGATTTCCTGACGCTTAGCCAGCCACTCGGCCTCGGTCGCCTCACCAGCCTGCCACTTGAAGAACAGGGGATCAGCCTCTGCGGTGTACGCGATCTTGCGGAGAAACTCCTGTTGCCCCCTTGTCGGAGCCACGGGCTGGGGATTTTGGACCTCAACGGCATCCTCTGGCGGCTCGGCACCGTCAACAAACGCTCCAAGGGGTTGCCCATCGGCTGTGGTGAAATATTTCACGCTCATTTCTCGCTCCACTATGACCAAGCCAGCATGCTGGCAGCCCAGTTCCCGTAGGTTGGCTCAACCCATGCCGTGCTGGTCGTTCCTGTAGTTTTGTTTCTAATGTAGAGGTAATAGATACCGAGGTAGACGTTGGTTGCATCAGCGGAAATGTTGACGCCCATGCCGCTGTTGACATCGTAGGAGCCGCCGTTGAAGTATACCACGTCGTTGACGGAGTAATTGAACTGCGAACTCACACAACGAAGGTTCATCTGTACCCTAGACGGAACAGCGCCGAGGCCGTGAGCGAACGTCCACCGACCATCCCTCGACAACGTCACCTCAGATGAAACGTATCCATTTAGTTTCCCAGCGAACGCTGTCGCCGTGACTGTTCCGTTGACCTGCAATGCGGTGGACGGGCTGGTGGTTCCGATACCAACTCTTGCGTCAGGCGTGATCCGCATGACCTCCGTGCCGCCCTCCGCAAAGGCAATCGTGTCAGCAGCCGGGAAGAAAATGCCCGTGTTGCTGTCTTCGCCTTGAAACGCAGGGGTTCCAGCGGTGCCGTTGTTGCCCGAGATGCCCGTGGTTCCGTCGATCACAACTGACATGGCTTAGACCTCCTCGGGGTAGGGATAACGGGCCTTGATCTCGGCAACCTTGGCAGTCCATTCTTCCACAGTGGCTTCCCCGCGTTGGGCCATAAAGAACAGAGGGTCAGCCTCTGTCATATAGGTGACCCGGCGAAGGGTTTCTTGCTCGGCCTTGGTAGGCGGGAGAGGCTCAACGGGTTCTGGCGCAGGCTCAGGATCGATGACAACCCAAGCACCATTGGCGAACTGAGCGCGCTGTCCTTCATTCAGAGCTGGCGGTGCTTCCGTAACGCAACCAGCGGGGATCAGCCAAGCACCTTCATCAAGCGGATCGGCGTCAGCGACAGCGGGGCAAACGTAGAAGCCGTTGTGGTCGGTTTGGTATACTTGCATGGCGGACCTCAGAATTTGATGCAGGCGAGAAGGGCAATGTTGGTCGGACGCGTTTCGGTGCCGCCAGTTGAATTAACTTGACGGATATTTGCTGTTCCGTTGGTCATCATCACATAATTGACCCCAGAAAACTGCGGAGATGTCGCTTGGTTTGCTTCCACGGTCGTGTGGGTGTGCGCTTTAAAATCATCCGTCTGCGCCGAGCCAAACGAGCGTCCGCTGTCAATGCTGCCATCGTCTGCCCAGTTTCGGGTAAAGCGCCCACGAAGGTCCGGCAGGTTGAAGGTTGTCGAGCCGTCACCGACGCCAAATGTCGTGCCAATGGCCGAGAACAGTGTTGCGTAAGTGGTCCGCGAGACAGCAGCGCCGTTGGCCTTAAGCCAGCCTGTTGGCGCTGTGTTGCGAGCAAAAGTAGCCACAACCCCCGTAGGGACGGCTGCCACCGCAGCGCCATTGTTAGTCAACCCATTCGGGAAGTCTGGCGCACCAGTGCCAGCGGCGTTGGTGATTGAGTTTGCGCGGACTTGGGACATTTTACACCTCAGAACTTGATGCAGGCGAGAAGGGCGATGTTGCCGGGATAGGTGTCACCGCCTTTTTTGGCAAAGGTAAGCCCCCTGTCACCCCCGGTAAAACCACCCGTATAGGCCCCAGTGCTGGTGGTCCCGTTGTCGTCAATTGTGATAGGAGTGGCGTAGCCGGGAGAGCCGACTATGGTAACTGTCTGCACGTTGTTCACGCGAGTGGCCTGCAATGAGCCAAAAGAGCGACTGCTGTCAACGCCGCGACCGTCGTCCCAGTTGCGGGAGAAGTAGCCGCGAAGGTCTGGCAGGTTGAAGGTCGTCGAGCCGTCACCAACGCCGAATGTCGTGCCAATGGCCGAGAACAGGGTTGCGTAGGTTGTGCGCGAGACGGCGGCACCGTTGGCCTTGAGCCAGCCCGTCGGTGCGGTGTTCATGGCAAATTGAACCACTGATCCGGCTGGTACGGCTGCCGCTGTCACTTGAGTTGCGGTTGCCAAGGTATCAGTAGCATCCGGCAGCGTGATCGTCCGATCCGTGTTTGTCCCCGGAGCGGCGATGGTGAACGTCCCGGTGCCGGAGGCGTTGGGAGTGAGTGCAATTCTGCTCATCAGATCACCACATATCTTGCGCCGGATGACACCGTGACGGTCACGCCGGAGTTTACGGTTATCGGGCCAGTGGACATGCCGTTCCGGCCCGTCGCAATGGTGATGTTCTCAGCGATTGTGGCCGAGTTTTCATAAATGGCGTCCGACGTGGCACCGCCGCCGATAGACCCCCACTCGGTGCCGTTGTAGCCCTCGAAGGATGTGGCGTCGGTGTTGAAGCGCAGGTGTCCAGTTGTCGGCGTGGGCCGCTCTGCTTCAGTCCCGGAAGGGATGATGGCTGCACCAGTTGAGGATGTCCTCTGGACCGACGTGTCAGCCTTCGCGCCCTGAGCCGCAGTCGCGTAATCCGTTGATGCCGTCGTGGCCGCAGTCCCCAACCCCAAGGTCGTCCGGGCTGCGGATGCGTCAGCATCATCGATCAGGGACGCGCCGAAGGTTGAAATTGTCGAAGTCTCGACCTTTGCCGAGTTCAGGTTCGTGAAGTTGGCGTCCACCTCTTCGTGGGTTAGCGGAGAGCCTTTCCCGGCCCGCGTTACGATGGTCGCCATTCATTCACCTATTAGTCGAGAGTGACGTCAAGATCGCCCGCCGGGATGCGGAGGACGTCGCCGGACGCGATGGTCTTGGACGACGTCAGCGAGGCGTAGACCAGCATGTTGCCCGAGGTGGACGCGTCGAAGACGGCCACATGTGTGATCGTGCCCCAGCTACCAGTCGCCGTCGGCCATTCGATGGCCGCGCTGTTGGTCGCCAGATTGCCGCTGACGGTGAAGGTGACTGCCTCGCGGACGTAAGACCCGCCGGAGACCTCAGTGCCGCCACCAGTCTCGCCGGGGGCTGCGGTGAACAGGCCGACGTACCACGCCGTCGGGCGCGTCGGGGATCCGGCAGTCAAGGCCCACTGGAGTACGCGGGTCTCAAGGTCGTTTGTGAAGCTCATGGCGCACCCCGTTTGGTTCTCATCACCAAGCCAGACCCGCCGTATTTGGCATCACTGGAGCTTGTGTTCAAATTGTTGATGCCCTGCGCGAACAGAGCCTCCCAGACCTGAATGCGGGCGTCGTCCTTCAGGTAGGGTGCGGAGTGAACCAGCGCGCCGTACAGGTAGACGTCGGGGGCCTCAGTCAAGAGCCAGTTTGTCGTGTTGCTGGCCGACAGCGTCGGCACGCGTGCATAATACACCAGCGAGGCGTTGTAGGTCAAATCCGGGGTCGGATACAGTTCGATCCCGCCAGCCGTCAGAGCGTAATTCGTCGGGCGTCCGACGCGGTCGTTGCGGTCGGTTCGTAGTTGCAGCATCTGCGCCGTGCTGATGGGCGACACTTCAACCGTCGGCGCGTCGGTAATCTGCAGGCGGATGGGCTGCAGGAAGTCCGCCGGGATCGCGCTGTACTGCGTGTCCAGTTCGGCCGTCGAGCGCGTCTCCATGCGCCAGTGGCGCAGATCCCGGCTGATGCGGGCCTCGGCCAGCTTGATGAAGGTCGGGATGGCCGACGTCAGGTCTTCCCGGTTCAGGAAGTCCGCGACGGACGATTGCAGGTCAGAGTACGTTGCAATGGTCATTTCTTGCCCTTCTTGGCCTTCCCGGCTTTACTCAGCGCGATGGCCACGGCCTGCTTCTGCGGCTTGCCCGCCTTCATCTCGGCGCGGATGTTCGCCGAGATCACCTTGCTGCTTTTTCCGCTCTTCAGTGGCACGACGATACGCCTCCCTGTAGCCACGGACGAGATCCGTGCGTTCCATCACCTGTATCCCAACCTTTTCAGCTCACGTTCCAGTTCTTGGACCGCTACGTCATAATCATCGGTCAAAAGACCACCCCGCCCCTGCATGACAGGCCCCGGTGTCGCCGGGTCTCTTGCCATAAATACCAGATCAGGGCGTCCGCCGCTATATCTTGAATTTGCGGCCATGAAAGCGTCTGTCGCCTCGTCTCCCCAATCGCCGCGAGCGATATCTTCCGCGAATGGCAAACGGGACACAGGTCTGAAGCCGCCGCGCCCGTAAAGCTCTGGCAGGGCTGTATCAAAGGCGTTCAGCCAGTATCCGCCCTGCGGCTCAGATCGGCGCAGCACAGAGCCAGCGAAATCCTTGATCGGAGCGCCCTTCGCCTTCACAACGCTGGCCACTTCACCGTCGGGCTTAACGACGTAGCCAGCGTCCCCTGCTGGCGTCATGCCCATCTTCATGCCCGCATACTCGTCGGGCGAGTACACATCGACAGATTTACCGATGGGTCCATGCGTGGCGCGGGCCTTCTTCAACTGACGCGCAAAATACTCGCGCGCAATCGGATGGTCGGCGACGTCGATCATACCCTCGGAGAGTGTTTTCGCCCCGCCGCGCGCCGCCGCGAAGGCAGGGACGGCGTCAAGAAGCCCGAAGGCCGCGTTCATCGCCGCAGAGCCGTATTCGCCCGCATCCAAGTCACGCCGCGCCTGCGCGCCGCTCATCATGGCCGACGGGCCGGGCACAATCTCCAGAAGGCCTGCAACCTTCTTGCCAAGGCGCTGGCTGTCGCGGGCGTCGAGCGGGAATGGGGTGTCATTGGAGACGCGGTAGATCTTGTCCGCCCACCAGTCTTCAACGCTCTCAGACACCGTCGGCTCGCGCGACATAAGCATCGGCTGCTCCTGCGCGGCCGCCTGCGCCTCTTCAGCCGTCCACGTCGGGCGCAGCATGTCGTCGAGACGCTGCAGTTCCTGCATTTCTCCGGGGCGGATGTTCCCGCCCTCATACAGCTTGTAAAGCTGGTCGTAGGTGTATTCGAGATTGGCGCGCTCTGCGGGTGTCACTGCCCAACCTCCCCCAGATATTTCTCAATCTCTGCCGCGCTGGCCTCACCGCCATCACCGAGCAGGCCAACGCCCGCACCAGCGGCCCCAGCCAGCGGGATGCGGCCTTGGAAGTATAGCCGCGCCACCACGTCCTGCGGCAGGCCAAGAAGCTGCGCCGTGACGTTGATGCGGTCGTTCATCAAGCCTACGATGCTGCGAGACGCTGACCTCAGACCAGTGCTTTCACCAAGGCCAAACCAGCCCAGCGCCTGTGCTTCTGCTGGGGCTACGTCAAGGATGCCGGACGTGCGTTCATAGATGTCAGCCATCGGGCCGTACTCGACCTGAGACGTCATGCCTTTGACTGTTGCGTCTTTCAGGCTGTCGTCGATGTCGCTCTCAAGGTTGACAGCATCAATGCCACCCTCTTTGTACCGACCAAACGCCTCGTCAGACTTGAACCATTGACGTGGCAGTTGGCGCGGGTAGCGAGCGTCAAATGACAAGAGCGCGCCTCTGATAGCGTGCGTGTCTGCGGTCGTGCCCTGAAGGTTCCCGGCCGTATTCAGGCTGAAAGAGCTTGGTTTCGGATTTGTCGCAAACTGACCCATCGGGTCAAGCTCTAGACGGCTGGCCAGACCGGGGTGCATGCCAGTAATCATGGCATAGCCGACGTCGTTAGCCGCTTCAGGCCCGGCAAGGCCCAAGACCGGGCGATCCAGCGGCATGCCTTCTGCCGCGCGATACTGGAGCATGGTCGCGTTGAGCATGTTTGGTTCAGTTGCGGTCCGGGGTGATGTTCCGCCGAAATACGACGAAAAACGCTTCATAAACGTGTTCGGCGGGACGCCAGCGTTGGCCGCAGCCTCGGCGATAGGCCCGGTGTGGTAGAAATACTGGTCAGACGAGCCAAGAGCCGGGCGGATGCGGCTCGACAGTTCCTGCGCGATGTCCTCTTGCGCCTCAATCAGCGGCCCCATGCGGCCACCAGCCGGGAGTTTCGCGCCGCCGCGCAGATCGGGTTGGCTCGACCGAAACGGAACCTGCGGAGCGATGTCCAAAGTCCTGAGATACGCGTCTGTCGTCTCCGGCATCAGACGCTCTTCGGTCGGCTTGATGCGCTTTTTGGCCGGAAGCGCCATTTGCTCGGCCTTCTTGCGGATCACAGTGCGGCCAAGATCCTCGCCTTGGCGCATGATGAGCTTCAGGATGTCGTCAATCGCCATATTCGCCTCTTACTGCATCGCCAGCAGGCCCATAGGCCGCCGCTGTGGTCTCGGTGACGTCACGCGCTGCGTGCCGTAGGTGCCAGTCGCCGGAAGGGCCGACCCGGTCAATTCTTCGTATTTCGCGCGGATCTTGGGGATGTAATCCCGCGACTGCTCGGGCAGATCCTCGAACTTGCCGTTCCACTTCATCGCGTTGGTCGGACCCCAGTTGTAGGCCGCCAGCGCGCGGTCCATGTCTCCGCCCGTCAGATCAAGCATGGCGCGCAGGTAATCGTCGCCCATCAGGTAGCTCAGATCAGGCTCGAACAGCAGGCCTTGGGCCGCCGCAGGTGTGCGCTCGGTGACCGGGTATCCACGCTCCATCGCGCGGTCGAAGACGTTCCTGACGTCGTCGCGCGGGTTCATGGCCGTCTCCGGCATAAGTTGCGTCAGGCCAGCCGCGCCCTTCTTGGAGACAGCCATCGGATCCCCGCCGCTCTCGGCGTAGATCAGGGCGTCCAAGAGCGCCTTCAGGTCGAACTGGTCGGCCATCAGCGCGGACCCATGCCGAAATACGACGGGGCGAAACGGTTGGGCGATTGCTTTTCCATGAGGGGCGTCGTGGTGATCGGGGTTCCGTAGACGCTACTGTTGTTCGCGCGCCCCAAGGCCGCTTCGATCATGGCCACCAACTCTTCGGTCGATTTATCCTGCATCGGCGACGGCCCTGCCATCGGCATGTATTCCGGGCGCGTCATCGGTGCCGGGCCAGCCAGATACCGAGGCATCGCCTCCGCTTCCATCCTGTCCGCGTACCCCTGCGGGCGGATGCCCAGAGCGTTCAGGAAACCCGACAGCGGGCCGCCCTCGAACTCCGACCCGGCTCGGCCCATGCCGCCGCCGTCGATCATGTCCATCAGGCCCAAAAAGCGTTTATCCTGCATGCTCGCCTCCGCGTTTCGCGGCATGCTACCAGATCGACGCGCCTTTGGCTATATCACGCCACGCCCTTCAGCCTGCGCCGGATCGGCTGGCTCCAGTTGCCCGTCGGCGTGCCCAAGGCCGTCGCGGCGTCCCCGGCGAAACTGAGGAACACGGCGTCTGCCAAGTCGGGAGACCGTAGCCCACGGCGACGCATGTCGTCCTTGCTCTCGGCCTTCACCTTGCCCGTCGATCCGAAGCTGTACCTGATCGACGTCAATTCGGACAAAAGCGCCGGATTTTTCGGAAGTCTGGCCGTGCGCTGCTCCAGCCACCCACGCACCCGAAAAATCAACTCCGTCCGCAGGTTGGTGTATGTGCTGCCGAAGGCGGGAGCCTCCGAGACGTTGATCCCGCGCACGGGCATGCCCAACTCGCGCATGCGGTCCACGACACCCGACCCGAGGCCGATGCTGTCCACCAATATCTCCACGGGCCGCTGGTTCGGCATCAGGGCGTCGTAGTACGCCTTCACGCGGCCCGTCGTGGCCATGAGATCCAGCCCCTGCCACGCCTCAATGTCCGTGATGACGTTGCCAGTGCGGCGCACCAAGACCGTCCTGTCGCTGCCGAAGCGGGCGACGTCCAGCGACCACACCGGGCGGATGTTCTGCGACACGACGACGTCCCGCTCGACTGCGGCCTCTGCCAGATGCAGGGGGATGATCGTGTCGTCGTCACCCAGCGGGAACTCGCCCAGCACGCGGATCCTGTACGCGTTGCTGTCCTCCCCGTAGCGCGTCTTCATCTCCTCCACGAACTCTTTGGACACGCGCTTGCTGTCGATGCATGACCAGTGCAGCGTCAGCCAGTGCTGTGCCAGACGGTTGTGCGTCTCGAAGAACGTGCCGCTGGTCCGCGTCGGGTTCCCGGCCAAAATCGTCACCGCGCTGTGGCCCGACATCGAACCAGAGGCGGCCTCGAAGACCTGCTCCGGCACGCCGCTGGCCTCGTCCACCACCAGCATGACGTTGTCAGAGTGGACGCCTGCCAGTGCTTCGGGCTGTTCGGCCCGGCTGGTGCGCGCAGAAATGAAAGCCTCGCTGGCCGCCGCGATCAACTCCACGCGGTCGGTCTTCGTTTCCAGCAACACCTTCAGCGCCTCGGGAAGCTCGTTGATCCACCGCTTCAATTCCGCGAACAGGGCGTCGTACAACTGGGCCGTCGTGGGGGCCGTCACCACGACCTTGTTCGGGAAGCGGAACAACACGAACCACAGCATGGACCAACTCAGCGACGTTGACTTGCCCGTGCCGTGGCCCGACCTGACCGAGATCTTGCGCTCGCCCCGGCCGACGGCCCTCAGCAGATCGTCCTGATACGGCTCCGGCTCCGCGCCGAGGATCTCGCGCACGAACAACCCCGGCCCGTCCTCGGTTGTCCCGTACCTTACAATCATTTCCTCAAAGGGGTTCTGCGCGCTCACTCGTCGTCACCAAACAAGATCTGCGCCTTCGCGTTCTCTATCATCCACAGCGCCTCTCTGCGTGTCATGTCCCCGGAACTGCGGACGTACAGCGTGCCCTCGGGCGTGTACCCCAAAATGAACACCGACGTCAGCCCGCGCTCCCGAGCCTCTATCAACGCCAGATCCGGCGTCGTCATATCATCCGGCGACGGGAAGGCGGCCAAGTTATCACTCGCCATCGACGACGCTCCCCTCAATCGTGATGCCGCCGTCGCGGTGCTTCTTCAGCGCCTCAAGGTGCAACTGGTTGACGTTGATGTTCACCGTCGGGCCGCCGTTGTTGATGCGGAAGCGGCCGGGATCGTTAATGGCCGCCAGCCACTTGCGGACGTCGATGCGCTCCTTGGCCACCGCCACCTGCTCGCGCGTGATGTTGCCGATCTCGGCCATGCCGTCGGCGATGTCCAGCGCCTCGTCCGCCAGCTTGTCGGCGTACTCGCTGCGCGCCTCGACAATGACAGCCTTGTAATCGGGGTGCGCGTTCAGGTGTCGGCTCAGGTATGACCTGCTGCAGCCCAACTCTGTCGCCAGATCGGATATCTTGCCGCCCTCGGCGATGTAATCCTGCAGCCACTCCGGGCCGCCGCGCGTGTCGATCTCTGCGAGCAACTTCTTGCGTAACGCTTTGCCTGCCATCGTGCCCTCCTCGGCCCTGTTGGCTTTTCTAGCAGATTTTTGAAAAATTTTTCAAGGAGGTTAACATTATGCTGGGGGTGGGGGTTGGATTGGGCTGGCTTGGGCTGGCTTTGTGTGAACTGGGGTGAGGATGTGTGTGGGGCTGCATAAGCAGCCGCCCCCGGTTAACCCCCTCCACCGGGGGGGGCCTCGGCCGATTTCCCGGCGATCCGGGCCGACCGATAACGCAAAGTCCGATAATCTCCATTATGTCATATGCAGCTTGGTGCATAAGCGTGTGTTATCAATGGGTTAGTGATACGTCGTCTCAGAGATAACATTATGCGGGCCGATATCGGTCCGATAAGTCCAGATGGGTGCAGCGTACGTTGCATCAGGATGGCCAGCCCGCGCCCGGCCGCGTGCGCGCGAGGCGGCGTGTCTCTGGGAGAGCCTTCAACACCATTTCCAGACCAAAGCCATACCATCTGCATACCAATCCCAACCTCACGCCTTCTTCACCGCCAGATACGCAAACATCCCCTCACCCACCCGCTTGCAGAAGAGCAAGCACATGCCCCTATCGCTCGCGGAGATGGCCGAGAAACGGTGTACTCCGCCGCAGTGAGGCCCGACATGGTAAATCACACGGTCGCCCTTCTGGCAGCCCTCCAGCGCGATGAACAGGGCATCCGACTTAGGCTCACCCGTGATGTTGTACGTCTCCACCATCAGAAGTCCTCCATGAAGCTCAGGTCATCATCCATATCCTCGGGCTTGCTGCGTACACGCCTCACCTCGGCACCGGGGAACGCGAGCTTCACCGCGTTGACCAATCCGTTGCGATGCTCATGCAATGCCACCGCCACTTCGCGCATGCTGTGGATCGCGATGCCGGGCCGCTTGGCATACGCGGCTGG